TGTGGAACAACACCGCGCCAACAAGTTCTGTGTTTTCTGTCGGCACAAACAGCGAGACGAACGGCAATACTTTTTCGTTTGTCGCCTACCTCTGGTCCGAGATCGAAGGCTTCTCCAAGTTCGGCAGCTACACCGGCAACGCATCGACGGATGGCTCGTTTAATTGGTGCGGATTCAGACCAAGGTTTCTTCTGTTAAAAAATAGTTCGGTTGCATCCTACTGGATCATGCTTGACTCCGTCCGCAACACCGCCAACGCCGTGACGGATGAGCTTCTCGCCAACACGGCTAACGCCGAAAACGGACTGGCAATTACTTCGGACATCGATTTCTTGGCGTCTGGATTCAAGATTCGAACGTCTGACGCCAATCTGAACCAGAGCGGCGACACCATCATCTTCGCCGCATTTGCCGAAAACCCATTCAAGTATGCGAGGGCTAGATAATGGATGAAAATACAAAGCACTTGGTTGATAGCGTCAGCATTGCTACTGTAGTAGGTACTCTTGCTGGTATTCTTCCAGCAATTGCAGCACTCTTTACTATTATCTGGACCAGCATTCGAATCTATGAAAGTGATACTGTACAGAAGTTCATCAACAAGTATAATGCTAAGTAAGGGCAAAGGTGGGAACATCTATGGAAGCTTTGGAGTCAGTTCTAAAGTTGTGGCCTCTTGCAATAGGCTTCATAACATTGGTAATCGTGCTGGCAAAGCTTGACCAACGTGTCCTTGTGATTGAAGAAAAGGTAAAGACTCTATTTGACTTGTGGAACAAGAAATAAAAGGGAATATCCAAAATGACATGGCTCTATAACGGTAGAAGAATCAACGAACAGTCGGCATGGACTGATGACAATGGAACCCAGCATCCAGCTAATTGGGGACTATGGTCTGAGGAAGAGAAGGCAGCTATTGGTCTTGTCTGGATTCAGCCACAGCAGAGACCAGATGAAAGGTTTTATCACATCAGTGACAACTCTGACGGAACATTTCATAGTATTCCAAAGGATCTTCAAAAGCTCAGGGAAGACTATGTTCAGAGGGACAAGCAGACTTGCAGCAATATGCTAAAGGATACTGATTGGCAGGTCATTGCACAGCTTGAGCGTGGTCGAGTAATTCCGGATAATGTAAAGCAGTATAGGGCTGGGATCATTGCTGCTTGCAATGCTCGTGAGAATTCATACAACTCAGCAGCTACCTTCGAGGATTTTGTTACTCTAGTAAGTGACCATGCCAATCTGGCAGACTGGCCAAGACTTGATCAGGTGGTACAGGTAGATGCCCAGCAGCCAAGCTAAGCTAAGCACCCTTAAGTTTCTGGCAGGGTTCCATCGCGAATCGACCAAGTATGCCGAAGAAGGCAAGTGGTATGATGGCGATAGGGTACGCTTTCGTGAAGGAAAGCCAGAAAATCTAAGGGGCTACCAGAAGCTTATCAACGCACAGATCGTTGGAACTCCGCGTGATCTCATTACTTGGGCAAACAACAATACCCAGAAGCTTCTGTCTACTGGCACTGAGCAGCGTCTTTACATCGTACTGGGTGACACTCAGTATGATATTACCCCTATTGCATCTGTAGTCAGTATTGCTGCTGGCACCAATGGCAACTTCAACACAAGCGTTGGTTCCCCACTGATCGAAGTAAGCCTTACCAACCATAATACATCCGTAGGCGACTGGATCTATTTTACCAGTACATCGGTAAAGGGATTTGGTGGAGCAACCAACTTTGCAGCCTCAGCCTTTGGTGGTCCAGTATTTGCGGTAGCAAGTGTCAGCGGCGTCAACCATTTCTACATCAGTGTTGCTAGCGTAGCTGCAAGCACTGAAACAAACATGGGCAACGGTGTTGCCAACTTCTACATTGCTACCCAACAGACTACCAACATTCAAGGCTTGGGCTATGGTGCTGGCGTCTACAATGCAGGAGCTTCCACTACTGGTGGTCGTGCTTGGAACAGGCCAGCAAGTTCCTCTAACATCGTGTTCATGGCCAGTCAGTGGTCCCTTGACAACTGGGGCGAAGACATGCTTGCTGTTCGTCGTGGTGGTCCTCTGTATCATTGGGATGCAGATGCCAGCACTGCTCCAGCAAGAGCCACTCTAGTATCCACTGCTCCAGCAAAGATCAATTCGATTGTCGTATCTCCAAATGATCGTCATGCAATTGCATTGGGTACCTATGAGTATGGAACAAGCGTATTCAATCCTCTTCTTGTAAGGTGGAGCGATCAGGAAGATTTCACCAATTGGGTTCCATCAGTATCGTCTACATCTGGTGAGGTAAACCTTATCGACGGAACGATGCTTGTTGGAGGTATTCGCTCTCGCAACGTAATTCATGTTTGGACCGACAAGGCACTATACGGTCTTCAGTATGTTGGTCCTCCATTCATCTTCAACATCCAGCAGTTGGGCACTAATTGCGGACTCATTGGTCCTCATGCTGCCGTAGCCGTTGATGGTGTTTCCTACTGGATGGGAGACAACAATTTCTATCGGTTCAGTGGTCGAGTGGAAAAGCTAAACTGTACTGTACGTCGTTATCTGTACGACAGCTTCAACATGAGCCAGAAGGACAAGGTCTATGCTGGTTCCAACTCGGAGTTCAACGAGATCATCTGGCTGTATCCATCAACAAATGCCTTGGAACCAGACAAGTATGTAATCTACAATCCCATTGAAGATCATTGGGTATATGGAACAAGCTTCTATACTACGTTCCAAGATATGGATGTATTTGACAATACTGTAGCAACTGGCAAGACATCAAATGGCAATCCAGTCTATTACTGGAACAACGAGCCGGTATCCGTGTTCAGTGGTGATAACCAAGCACTGACTTCCTATTTGGAATCTTCTGACTTTGATATCGAAGATGGCAATCGCATCATGTTCATGGACAAGATCATACCGGATTATGATATCGAGAATGGTGCAATCCAGTTCTCCATCAAGACAAAGTTGTATCCAAATGGTCCATATGTCGAGAAGGGTCCATACACAATTGGCTCCAATACCCAGAAGATCGATCTAAGATCTCGTGGCCGTCAGGCAGCAATTCGTGTAAGTTCAAGTGACAAGGACATCGCATGGCGATGGGGTAGCGTGAGGCTGGCAATCCAGTCTGATGGTGATCGGTAATCAGCTATGTCCGTCTTTCTTTACCCACAGCTTCCGAGATACATCGATGTACGTCAGGTTGATGTACAGCGTGTCTACAGTGATCTTGAGGGCTATACCAATGAACTCAAGTTTCTTCTGGAGCAACGTGACCTCGCAGAGCAGCTAAGGCCAGCTACACGCTTCTATCCAGCCACAAGCGTCACACAGATCCCAAAGCCAAATGAAGGTGATATTGCCTACTCCACAAGCAGTGGCAAGTTCTGGGGCTATGTAGACAGCATTGGTTGGCAACCATTCAATTCCGGTATTGCGGCTGCAAGAAGCTACTATGGTTCTTTTTATACAAATGATACTCTTTCCGTAACAGTAGTTAATGAACCAGTAACAGTAAGCCTTGCATATACAAATGGAAGCTTTGGTGTTTCTCTTGTAGATGGATCAAAGGTTACAGTTCTTAATTCCGCAGTCTACAATATACAATTCAGCGCACAATTTCTCAACAACAGTACACAAATAATTGACGCAAAGATATTTTTTAGTAGGAACGGAAATCCTATTCCATATTCTGCTGGTTATTCTGCTATTACAGAGAGACATGGTGGAATTGATGGTAAGGCAATTGTTACATATAATATCATAGTATCTCTTTCAGCTAATGACTACATTCAGTGGTTGTTTACTTCTGACGATCTAGGAATATATATTTCTAATTTGGCGGCAACTTCTACAGTTCCAGATAGTCCTTCATTAATTCTGACAATCCAGCAGGTCTAGGTCAAAAGATGAACTCAGACAATTCTTCCAACAGGGATACGATGAGGGTCTTTGACATGATCCAGAATAGCACCCTCATTCAGAATGTCAACAGAGGGTTGGTAGTACAGGACAACTACTTCGGAGCCAAAGCCGTATCCGGAATGGCATATAATACAGGACCATTGTATAATAAGCCCAATACGCTGTATGCGGACATGACCAAGCCTCAATCCAATGTCTTCAATGCAAGGAGCTAAGTAGCAAACATGCCGATTATGGTAGACAGGAAAGCCCCCTACAGCGGTCTCTCAAGCATCATGGCCATGAAGGGTCGCATGGGCGATACCGAGCTTGTCCACATGTCAAAGCCAGAAGTAAGGGCTTTGGAGAATCTTGGACAGATGACTCGCAATCCTGCTACTGGTCTACCGGAAGCCTTCACGCTTCGTGATGCCATTCCAGCAGCGGCTGGCATTGCTGCATCAGTTCTAGCGCCCGGTGTAGGCACGGCTCTGTTCGGCATGAGTCCAATCTGGTCTACTGCTCTAGCTGGTGGTGTCGGTACTGGTATTGGCTCTCTAGCAACCGGAAAGGGTGCAGAGCAGTCCCTCTTCAATGCAGCAATCGGTTTTGGTCTTGGTGGTATTCTCGGTAATCTGACAGCAGGGGCTGATCCAACTCAAGGTGGCAAGCTTCTAAAGGAAGTCACTCCACAAATGTCAGAAGCAGCGGCTATTGAAAGCGTTGCTGGAACTGGTCCAGCTAGAAATGTAGGAGACTACATCGCTCAAGCAGACATGACTCGTCCAGCAGCCTCTCAGTTTGGGCAGATGTTTGGAGGATCTCCTACGGCTTTGGAGTTTAAGGCTGGTGATGTAATTACTCCGGAAAAACTAGCACAGCTTACTGGTGGCAGGATGGGCGCTGGTCCAGTCTTTGGCACGGGTGAATCCATTGGTGCTGCTCTTCGTAGTCCAATGACCTATGCTCCTTTAGCTGGTGCAGCACTGACGTACCAGAAGGAAGAGGACATGCCTCCTATGGAGGACATGGGCGCACCCCAGCAGCGTCGCTTTTCAATCAGCGGTGGTGAGCCACTGTCGCCACCAGTAACCCAGCAGTCTGCTCTTGACATTGCACTGGGCAGGGCACCTGCTCGTAGATTCGTGTCTCCATACACGACCACTCGCACGATGGCTGAGGGTGGTATGGTAGAGGACGATGAGGAAGATGGAGACATCACAGAAGCACAGAAGACTTCTCTTCGTCAACTGAAGGATGCTCTAGATGAGTCACTTCGTCGTTATGGTGTAACTCCATCAGAAATGTCAAAGGAAGATCGTCTACGTCTTCGCCAGCTACGCCAGATGCCAACAACTCCAGCAACACTACAGGAGCAGGAAGATTCCATCAAGAAGCTTGAGGAAGCCCTATCCGGTATCTCGGCAATGGCTGAGGGTGGTCGTATGGAAAAGGGTGGCGAAAAGAAATACTTCGAAGGTCGTGTCAATGGCAATGGTGATGGCATGTCCGATGAGGTAGAATTCGAAGTAGAGGGAGAGAACCCAGATCTTGCACTTCTCAGCAGAGACGAGTATGTACTACCAGCAGATGTCGTTGCCATGATTGGTAATGGTTCTTCTAATGCTGGTGCAGACAAGCTTGATGCATTCGTGAAGCAGGTTCGGAAGGAGTCCTTTGGAACCGAGAAGCAGCAAAGGGAACTTAAGGGTGGTGGTCTTTCTGGCCTAAAGATCATGAAGTATGAAGTTGGTGGTGGTATTGGTTCAGAGGCAGATGCAGCAGCAGCTCAAGCAGCCAATGAAACATCCGTAGCTGAGTCAATGTCCTCTGATTTTAATCCAGATGTAGCTGTTGGTAAGGGTCCCCCACAGGGTCCTACCTATGCTGGTGAACCTCTGGCTGAGTCTTCGATTGGTAGGGGTCTTCAGTCTGTGCGTGATACTGCAATGATGGCTATGGAACCATCGACAATGAGGGGTTCTACTCTTGCTGGTTTTGTTGGTGGTTTTCCTGTAGGTGGTCTTGCTAGAGCTATGGAAAGCATCAATAATGAATACTATGGTGGTGCAGCACGAGCCTTCACTCCAGCAGATGAAGCCGCAATGGCTGCTAGGGGTGATGGTAGCTCACAGATGCAGGAGCTTCTGAGAAAGACAGCATGAGACAATGCGGCTGATTAGAATCGAGAGCAATCTGATCGAAGCTATTTGGAAGTATGTAGAAGATCTGTTGGAGAAACCTGTAGAACTGAATCTCGGTGAATTCACATTGGAGGACATCAAGGACAGGCTTCTCAAGAATGACATGCAGCTTTGGATTGCTGCTTCTACTTCTGAAAAAATTGTAGCTGCTGGCGTATCAGAAATCGTAACATATCCAAGAGAAAAACGTGTAAGAATTGTTCTTATTGGCGCTCGTGAAAATCGACTTGATGAATGGATTGATACATGTTTTGAGCCAGATTCTCCCTTCTTTCTTTGGTGTAAGAATATTGGAGCAAAGAGGGTAGAGTCTACTGGCAGGGATGGCTGGACAAAGGTTCTGAGAGACTACGGATTCAAGAAATACTACACTGTGCTAACAAAGGATGTGGATAAATGACAAAGAAACCAGATAAGTTCCTAGATATCCTTGCTCCCTTGTCGATGAACGACAAGATCGAGCTATTTGATATCCTTCTTGTAGAGATCACAGGTCGTGGTGTCAATGGCGATACCAAGCTAGCTCATATCAATGACTATGAAGACAAGCTTCTTCGGTCCGTGGGTGGTGCTGGTTCGATCAATCCACAGACTGGTCTTCGTCAGTATTTCGGTGGCGGCGGCAAGGCTACGCCCCCCACAAACCAGACCGTAACCCAGCAGGCTACGATCCCACCGGAGATTGCTCCTTACATCACCGACATTCTTGGGCGTGCTCAAGCGATCCAAGAGAAAAGGGAAGCAGAGGGCTTTGTTCCTTATACTGGACAGCAGATTGCGGAATTCACTCCAGAACAGGAAAGGGCTTTTCAAGGCATTGCTGGGCTAGTAGGTACTGGCCAGCAGTACTTTGCTCCAGCAGCAGCCCTGACGGCTTCTTCTGCAATGGCTCCTACGGCAGAGTCAGTAGGCCAATTCATGTCACCCTACATGCAGAATGTAGTGGATGTACAGCAGCGTGAAGCTCGCAGGGCAGCAGATGTACAGCAGCAGCAACTAGCGGCTGGTGCAGTTGGTGCTGGTGGTTTTGGTGGCAGCAGACAGGCTATTCTGGAAGCAGAACAGCAGCGTAATCTACAGCAACAGTTGGGTGATATCCAAGCAAAGGGTCTTGCTTCTGCCTATGAGGATGCACAGCAGCGTCTTGCACAGCAGCGGGCACGGGAACTTTCCGCTGGTTCCCAGTTTGCTGGGCTGGGCCAAGTTGCTCCATCCGTTGGTCTACAGGAGCTTGGTGCCCTACAGCAGGTTGGTGGCGTAAGACAGGCGCAGACCCAGACTGCACTTGACCTTGCTCGCCAGCAGTTTGAGGCTGAGCGTACATATCCAGAGCAGCTACTACAGAGATACTCGTCCATCATTCGTGGTTACCAGATGGACCCTAACATCATGCGGTCTTCCCAGACGTTTGCTCCTGCTCCTTCCTATCTACAGCAGTTTACAGGTGCTGGCATTGGTGCTGGTTCACTCGGCAAGGCTTTTGGTTTCTTCAAGGAAGGCGGAAGGCTGAAGCCAAATGCAAAGGGTCTGTCTTCCATTGTCATTCGTCGCAAGAAGGGTGGCAAGGTAATGAGACTAGCTGCTGGAGGAAATGCTCAGCTTGATGCTGAAAAGGAAGCATCTGATATTGCGGGAATGGGTCTCGGGATGCTTCGTACTGGAGTGCTGTCTCCAGCACAACAGGCTGCTGAGATTGAAGCATATCGTAGACTGGCTGAGGAGAGAGCGACAGGTAGGAAAGCTATTGCTGAGCAGCGTCAAACTTTGGCAGAGAGAATTGGTCAGGTATCCCCAGCAGAGCAGGAACTTCTCAAGTACTACCAAGAAGAGAGGGCACAGGCTCCACAGCGTCGGGAGCAGATCAAGGCAGAGACAGAGGCTGAAAGAGAGGCTCTCAATAGGGCAAAGTTCTTCGAGCTTGCCAATGTTGGGTTCAGATTTGCTGAGCCTCAAGGTGGTAGTGGTGGTGTTCTGTCTGATCTAGTTCGTTCACTACAGCCATCAGTTAGCGAATTTGGAAAGATCACGGCAGCAGAAGCTGGCCTTGTCAAGCAGCAGAGAAAGGAACTGCAAGCTCTCTCTGACAGGGAACGTGAACTGCTGGCAAAGGAAGCAGGCATTAGCCGCGACCAGCTAGATAGACAGCTAAAGGCTGAGGAACTCAAGCTAAAGGTACAGGAAGATACACTTGATCTTGATCTCGAACTTCAAAAGGATATCATGTCAATTAGTCGTGATGCCCGCAAGGAGAACAGGGAAGGTGCTCAAGTTGCTGCCCAGTATCTCAATGCGGTTACTGACTATGCTGCAAAGCTTGCAAAGGCAGCAGAAGTCAAGCAGCCAACTAGTGGTGAGATCAACACAATCAAGGCTAGTGTAGCCCAGATGTATGGTTTTACTTTTGATTCACAGACAAATTCCGTGAGATTGGGTAATCAGGTTCTGGAAGCTAATGATCCAAGACTTGTTCAAATGGCCAATGATGAAAGAGATGCTGTGAAGGAATTCATCACTGCTCGCAGAGCGGGGGCTGATGGATATAATGCAGCATTGTCTTGGATTGCAAACAGGGCTGCACAGCGTCAGGGAGGTGCTGCTGGCGGTACTGGCGGTACTGGTGGTACTGGCGGTGCTGGTGGTGCTGGTGGTGCGGGTGGTGTTCCAGCTCCAACAAGAAGATACGATCCTGCTACTGGACGATTTGTTCCAATAAGGTAAGCAATATGGCTGACATTATAATTCAAGCACCTGATGGAAGTACTATTGCATTTCCGCAAGGAACTTCCGAAGAGGAAATGCTTAATGCCATGAGAAGAGCCTATCCGGCTCCTACAGAAGAAGAAGTAAAGGCCGAACTTGAAAGAACACAAGCTGAGCAGCAAGATGCTATGGCTGCTGCTTTCTATACTGCTCCTAAAGAAGGAACTCTAGGTCAGCGTCCAGCACGACGTACTGAAAGAGAAAGACTTGAAAGTGAGATTCAAGCGTTGACGGAAAGCCGTCGTCGGCGTCTTGAGGAAGAGGCGTCTCCATCAGAGCAAGCGCAACAAGCGCAGGCTATGGAGGGGGCTTTCTACTCGAAGCCTCCTGAGATGACTGTAGAGCAGTATTTTGAGGAGCAGTCAAAGGCTCTTCAAAGGGCAGAAACTAGTTCTGAAGAGGCAAGAAAGAAGAAGGAGTCTCAAGAAAAAGTAGAAGCCTCCAGAAGAGAGGAGCTTGGTCCTCTACGGGAAGTGATGGATGAGCTTAGAGATCCTGCCACTCCTTGGTGGAGAAAGGCAATGCTTTCCTATAGCATGAGACCAATGGCCCAAACTGCTACGGCTCCTTCTGTCGCTGCTGTAGGAAGAAAGGCTTTGGTTGAACTGGCTGCGACACCAGTGGAAATGGCAGGACTTGGTCTTGCGGTAATGAGTCCAGAAGCTGCAAACAAGGTATTTGATTCATGGGCTGTTACCGAACTTTCAAAGCTAAAGGAAAAGCTTGCTGGAACTTCTGAGATGACATCTTCAGAAGAATTTGCATCTGATATCACAACACTTTTGCTTGGTTCTGGATTTGCAAAAAGCCTGACTAAAAAAGCAGTTACAAATTATACAGAAGCTGTGAACAAGCAATTTGGAAGGGAAGTTGCACAGAAAGTTGAGAAAAATATTCTTGAGTCTACTGGTCAAAGGATGGTGGTAAAGCCAAAAGATATACCAATTAGCCAAAAGCAAGCAAAGGGAATTGAGAGAACTTCTCAAATTGCTGCTGCTGCTACTGGTGTAGCAATTGATGTACAGCTTTCAGACGGTGAGCAACTTGCACTTGATCTACTTTCGGAAGTTCCAGAACTTCAACCTATTGTCGAAACTCTGAAGATAAATCCAGAGGATGGAGAGGCACAGGCAAAGCTAAAGAAGTTGGCTGAATCATCCATGATTGCTGGAGGAATTTCTGCCGTATTCAAGAGTGTTCCAGCCTTTATACGAGCAATTACATCAGCAGAGTCAAAGGTTAATGGTATCGGTAGTGCAACAAATAATGGCGCACTAACTGTTCCTCCGTCTACTCCAAACACTGTAGTCACACAATCATCGCTTGTCCAGACTCCATCCGGTACTATTGAACAGAGAAACGTGATTGTAGAGGCAATTGCGCGTATCAATACTGGATTGGGTAGGGCTTTCAAGTCTAGCGCAAATCTTCCAAAGGATATCTTTGAAGCCTATATTGAGAAATCAAATGCAGGTAGAGCCTATGAACTAGAACTAAAGAGAGTAGCAAGATCTCTTACTTCTACCAAAAAGGAATTCAAGGTATCTGATACTGACTTCAATGCCTACATGAACAATGGTATAGACAATGGTCTGCCACAGCAGTTGAAGTCACAGATTGATGAGTTTCGAAATATTGTTGAAAGCAATGAAGCAAGAATCAATCAGGATCTTGGTCTTACGGGAAGTAATGCCCTTGGTGTAGGATTTAAGGATTCGGGTGAAATCTACATTACTAGAGCATTTGAATCTACCGACAATCCAGCTTATCTGAAAAAGATACGGAATGTGCTACTTGGTCGTACAGAAAATACCCCAGTAGACGCTGCTTTTATTGACAAGGTAAAGAGAGCTAGGGGTTATCTTCTTCAGCAAGTTACCTCTGATCCTTCTTCCAAGCAAGCAAAGGACTTCTTGGCTCTTTCGGGTGCAGAACAGAAGGCTCAGCTTGATTATGCCATTGAAAAAATGGTAATGAACCTTTCTGGCGATAACAAGTCCTTTATAAAGAACATAATGGATGGCTCTGTTCAGTCAAACAATAACCTTGTTCTAGGTTCTATGGTTAAGGTTCTAAAAGAAAGACAGGATCTTTCCAAGCCTATTCTAGATTTGCTTGGAGAAGTAAAGGACCCAGTAAGAAACGCTATCGTCACCCTGCAAAACCAGAACAGACTTCTGGCAGAAATTGAGTATGTCTTGGCTGTGGAAAAGTTTGCAAATCAAAATTCAGACAAGGTCATTAACATTGGTGGTCTTCTGAATTTCCTTCCATCAGTCAGAACAAAGTTTTCTTCGACGCCATTTGTTGGTGCCAAGAGCCTTGAAGAAGTAAGTCGTCAATCAATTGGAAGGTTTGGTGGGGGTGGTCAGACTCTGGCTGATATCTTTACAACTCCACAGATGGCTGACTACATCGCAAGCGGAACAAATCTATGGAACTGGAATGGTAAGCTGGGCAGTGGCATTGGTAATGTATTTGCGAAGGTTGCCTCCGCTGGCCAGTCAACTCAGACAATCTATGATTTTCCAGCCTACATTCTAAATACAGTTGGTGCTGCTCAAACACTAGCAGCCAACGGGCATATCTTGTCCAAGACTTCGTTGAAGGGTGTGCTTTCAAATGTAAATACGCTTACACAACAGCTACGGGCAAATGACAAGAATGCCATTCAGTATCTACAGAAACTAAAGCAACAGGGTGTCCTTGATACTGACATTACCGCTGAAGTTCTGGTTAGAAATGCAAACATACTTGGTGATACCCCATCAAATTTTCTGTCCAAGTTCTATACAAAGCTAACTCAAAAACTTGGTGCAGCATATGGACAGCCTGATAACTACATGAAACTTCTTGCTCACCAGTCAGAAACGGCTGCGTTGAAAAAGATGTTTCCAAATATGAGTCCTGACGAAATTTTTGAGGAAGCTTCGCGCAGAGTTAGAAATACCATGCCAACATATGGTGTCTCTGCTCCATTTGCTAGGGAACTTTCAAAGCTTCCATTTGGTGCATATCCGTTGTACACAACAGAAATTTTCAGAACATCAAAGAATGTCATCAAGTATGCCATTGGTGATATAACCAATGGATTTTCCAATGGCAATGGTGCTCAATTGCTATATGGCCTCAGGCGTCTTGCTGGAATTAGTACTGTTCTGGCTGGTCCAGCACTCTATACTAAACTCAATAATGAAGAATTGGGTGTAACAGAGGAGAATAAGAGAGCGGTTGATGCCCTTTCTCCGGAATGGGGTAAGGGTAGTAATAAGTTTTTCCTTAGTGGTTTTGTAGAGGGAAAGGATGGCTCAATCAAACCACGCTATGCATCCTCTAGTGCCTATGAAGCATACGATCCACTTGTAACTCTAGTAAGACAGCTTACTGGAAAGGTTCTTGCTGGAAAGGAAGTAAAGCAATTTGAGATTGATGACGCACTGAAAGGAATTGCGTCTTCAGTTTTAGATCCATACACAAGTCCAAAGTTTCTCACAGAAGCACTTATCAATATTTTAAGTGGTACTGAAATGAGAACTGGAAAACCAATTTATGATCGTGCTGCTAAAACACCAATGATGGACAATGTAAAAGCTGGTATTCTTGAGCTTGCAAAAGCATTTGATCCGGGTACTTTTCAAACAATTAGAGCCTATGTCGAATCTCTGGACTCAGAAAAACTTCGTGGTCTATACGAAGGTGTCAATGCTGCTGGATTCCCACTATCCTCAAGGGATATTGAAACATGGGCAAAAACTGGTATTCGTCCAACAACAATGAATCTGGATAAATCCATTGGTTTCAATCTTTCAAAGGATATTACAGCAATCAAGGCTATCGATGATTCATTTACGAATTTTGTAAAGAAGACTGTAGATCAGCCCTATAGTCCGGAGCTTGGCAAAAAAATTGTTGATGAATATCGTAAGTATCAGGATCGTAAATTTGAAGCGATGCTTGATCTCAAGGACAAGGTTGATCTATTCAGCGGCATTACTTATAAAGACAAAGATGGTGCGGTACGGAACTATGGATTTGGTAGAATAGTGTCAGCAATAACGGACAAGGGAAAGGCCAGTACTGATGTGCCTAAAGAACTTGAACAGGCTCGTGGTAATGTATTTGTGCCTGACATTGTTGCTGGCAGACAAGACATACGGGTAATGATTCTAGGAAAGAGTTACCCAACATCTGTTCTCAATGATATTGCAAAGGTAACGGCTGAGCTTTCTCGCAAGAGACTGGTAAGAGAAAAGAAGGAATAAGCAAAGAATGATGTCTTTCAATGGCAAAGCACTGAAGGTAGTGGATTCTGAAATCGATGATCTGGCAAGGGAACTGGAGGTAGAGCCAGCAGCCTTTAGGGCTGTGATTGCTGTCGAGGCGGCTGGATCTGGCTTCGATAATGCAGGAAGGCCAAAGGCTCTGTTTGAGCGTCATTGCTTCCATAGGCAGCTAATCGGCAAGCCAGAACTTCTGGAGAAGGCAGTGGCTGCCGGTCTGGCCTACAAGGTCTGGGGAACAAAGCCCTATCCAAAGGGATCTGACGCCGTTTACGACGAGATCCGGAGGGCTGTGGAACTGGATGAGACTGCTGCCCTTCTGTCTACCTCTTGGGGTCTTGGACAGATCATGGGCAGCAATTTCAAGCTTGCAGGATGCGCTACAGTAAAGGAAATGGTAGAGCAGGCATGTGAGTCGGAGGCTAACCAGCTAAGGCACATGGGGTCTTTCCTCAAGTCCACGAACCTTCTGAAGCCTCTACGATTCAAGGACTGGGCAGCATTTGCCAAGGGCTACAACGGTCCAGCCTATGCTACTCATGGCTATGATGTAAAGCTGGCCAATGCCTATGCCAGACTGTCGCAGCCAAAGAAGTAACATACTTAAAGAAGGAAAGGAATGAACTCAAATGGACTTGGGCAAGATCGCTTCCGGCATCCTAGGCGCAGTCGCTCCAGTATTAGGCACAGCCATTGGAGGACCATTTGGTGGAATGGTGGCATCAAAGCTGAGCGAAGCTCTATTGGGAAAGCCAGACGCCGATCCAGAAGAGCTTAGGCAGGCAATCGAGAAGGCCAGTCCGGAACAGCTAGTTCGTATCAAGGAACTGAATAACGAGTTCCTTGTAAAGATGAAGGAACTGGATGTCGATGTCGAGAGGCTTCACTCGGAAGACAGGAACTCTGCCCGCAACCGAGAGGTGCAGACAAAGGACTGGATGCCCCGAGCACTTGCATTCCTTATAGTCTTTGGCTTTATGGGCACCGTATTCTCGGTTCTATTGGGTTATGTAGATGGAATGAAGGACCCCTTGACTGCAACCACTGTAGGCACCCTGATTGGCTTTGTAAGCGCGAAAGCAGAGCAGGTGGTGTCCTACTATTTCGGGTCCTCTTCCTCTTCTCAGGTGAAGACTGCGCTCATTGCAGAGCAGGGAAAGAAGCAGTAGTAGCCATCACCGCTGTGGAGTCTTCTGGTCATTTTCGCCATCTTCATCATTGTATGGTACTTCCTCTTGAGGATCTTCTTCATGCTCGATAGTGACGATTTCATCACCCTCGTCGTTGTTAGCTTCCTCATCTGCTTCATCGTCGGACTCTTCGTCCTCCCCGCTCTTCCGTGAGAGGAAGCTGCAACGGACAAGAAGCTTCATTGTCCGCTCTTCGCCCAAGATCTCAAGGCTCTTGATGATATCCTCCTCAAGCTCCTTGATGGTCTTGGGGTTTTCTACAGAAATACCACCCTTTACCTTGGATAGAAGCTCTAGTGCCTTTAGGGCGCTTTGGGTGTGATTGTTGTTCTTGGCATACTCGTACTGCTTCTCGATCTCGGCTAGTACATCAATATCCGAGATGCCATTCTTCTCTAGCTCGGCAATACGAGCAGCGACATCTGGACTATTTACAAGTCTATATCCCTGTGCCTGTGCCGTTCCTTCGGCATAGCCAGCAGCCTTTGCCGACTCGGTGGCGTTGCGGGTAACGACATAGTGTCGTGCAAACTTCTCTTGCCGTTCATTGACCATAACTGGCTATCCGATCAATCATGCTGCCTTGCTGGCATGGAAGAACTGCGAGAAGTGCGGGACATTCTTGTACCTTGAGTGATCGTAGATCGTCTGGACAAGTGTGTTCTTTCCGTATACCTCGATTTGCATATCGACATCTTCCTTTTGGAATAGACGCTCGCAGTCCTGTGCCATTGCCAGTAGCTCTCCAGTAGTCCAGTACTTCTGTCCAAAGGCTTCGACGTTGAAGTACTTTGGCCTGTTCTCGGACGTTTCCTTCTTCATCTCTTCAGTTACATCTGGAATTGATCCATCAAATCCAAACAGATGGAACTTTCGGAACCCAACGATGTGGGCCATGCCGATAGCCCTCATGGCAGAGCATGTTCCACCAGTAACGAATACAGTATCTTCACCCAGATCAATCTTTGCCTTCACGGTAAAGTTCTGTGGATTGGCTGCCTGCTGCACCGCTTCCGAGTAGGCGTGCCAACCGTAGACTGTCGCCCCCTTCTCAAGCAGCAGCTTTGTCACGCTGGGATCGGTCATGGAAGCGATGAAGAAGTTGGTCTCCTTTCGGATGTCCTTGAACAGGTCCTTCCGAACGACACCGTGCGTGGACACACCATCTACTGGCCGTGGGTCCAAGATCACGCAACCAAAGGGAACGATGCCATTCTCGATGAGCTTTGGGTAGCTGTGCTTTACGCAGAAGACATATGAACCAGTTGCCTTGATAAACTCCTTCAGCATCTTGTAGTCAACTGAAGGACCGCCGGATACGATGATTGCCTTATCCTCATTGAACGGATACTTCTTGACGAAGGACCAGTTCTTGATCAGCTTCATGTTCTCTTCGATATTGTTGAGGATGTATTCCTTTGGAACGCTATCTCGTGGCCTTACGATGATCGGGACCATCAGCAGGTTCTTCGGGATCTCTGGCAGACCCTCTGCATTGAGCAGGGCAACCAGATGGGTAATGCCACCACCCTTTACCTTGTCGGTTGATGGAATGACCGTGATCTTCTTACCCTCACCCTTCAGCTTGTCAAACAGGCGATTTGTACCAAGATATTCATCTCCGAGAATCTTGCCATCTTCGTCCTTCGAGAAGTAGTCATCGAAGACAATGACTGGAACATGCTTTAGGTTCTCGTAGTCAGACAGAACAGTGGTCTCGCTATGGCCGCCATCGATGTATGCAAAGTCAACAGACGGGATGGTATTCACGGCATTGGTCAGTGTAACCTTCGAGTCACCCTTGTGAAGCTCGCAAGTGAAGATCTTGTTCCTGTCCTTCTTCATCTTGTCTGCAAACTGCACGAGACGATCACGAACAGAGTCGAAGGTATTGTGACGCTTGGAGTTCAGTTCGATCTTGTCTAGTTCTTCGGTTGCTTCTTCGAACAGATCGAAGCCGGTATAGTGGACGCTGTCCACCTTCTCGAACGCAGCAAGTGCCATCTCGATAGCCCTTCCACCGTTCCAAGTGCCGACCTCAACGATATGGAAGCTCTTCTTTCCATCCGAGTAGGTACGAACAAGATCGGCAAGCTTCTTGTATCGACCAGCAGACACATCCGGAGCAACTGTGTTTGGAAGCGGCTCCTTCAGATTACCCTTGAAGTGGGTCATGTACTGGGACAGGGGAGACTGCATGAACGCAGCAAGTCCCTTTGCAGTTGGCGTGAGGTTCTGGACCTTTGCGCCATGAGCCGTGTAGATCTTCAAGAGCCTTTCGAAGATGAATCCATCGTGCCACTCTCGATAGGAGATGACCTCTCCGATATCATAGCAGCCGCGAAGATCAGCAAGGAAGTACGGAGACACGTTTGGGTTGGCCATGTTGAAGGCCATGAAAGATGTCTCGCTGTAGTCCGAGTCAGTGCGACCAAGATGGACAATATCTGCCTGCTCATGGACAATTTCCTCAAGCTTGCTCTTTGAGAACGGCTTGTTGGTGATCGTGTCTGCATCCAGCCAGCAGATGAGACCGCCATTTACATCATCAGGAGTGGTGAACAGCGCAAAGTCAGTAAGTGCATAGACCTTGTGGCACCACTTGACGGCATCCATCCTCCAGTTGTATGGGGTCTTCCCGCCCATAGTTCCATCGTACTGCTTCATGCGCTCACGATAAGCGATCATGTCCTCTACTAGATTCAGATTCCTGTAGGTGATCTTGTCGGAGGACGGAAGATCATTGATCGTATCGTTATCGAAGTCATGGAAGTAGGCATACAGATGAAGATCATCGCTCCAGTTCTCGATGACCGAGAGGAGCATCTTCTTTGCGTACTTGTTGTAGCCGTCCTTGCTGAAGGACGTAACAAAATTGATCTTCATGCCTATGTATTCCCTTTTCTTGTTATTTATATAGTTGATTATCAAGAGAGCGTACTTGGATAGATAGAACAGTCAAGACGCTCCCTATGCCACTCATCCGCGTACTTTGCATCGATCTGACGCTTGCCGGTCCAATTGGAGTAGGCAGGACCACCAGTTGTAAAGTGTACACATTTTGCTTCGATGGCTGCTGGTGAATGACCATCAAGCCAGTTCCATTCCTCATTGTATCCGTGAACGTATTCATCGACAGAGTCAAGCCAGTTGAAGCCATGAAGCCAACTGCCAGACTTTGTATTGACATCGCCAACTGTTAGGAACTCACGATGCTGCTTGTGATCGCAGTTCCACATCACGAGGGATGACCAGTTCTTTCTTGGATACACAGTCTGAACCTGTCCATCCATCTTGATGGTTTCAGTCGGTGCATACTTGTGCTTCACGCAACCTAGTGCCTTCGATGAGACTGGAAAGGTATCGAACAGTTCACCGATGTCGGACCTGACAAACATGTCGCAGTCCATGAAGAGGGCAAGCCCGCTCCCTTGGTTGAGGAATGGAACAAGGAAGCGGGTGAAGCTGAACTCCGTTGAGAACGGCTTGCCATCGAACATGTCAACTGGGCGATGCCCCTCTGAAAGAGAGACACCGCGCCAGTACATTCCAGCCCTGCGAACCTCCTCCTGTACAATTGGTACGATGTTGTAGACGCTTTTTGATTTGTTGATGATGGTCTGTCTTAGTACGTCATAGTAGACGGCTTCTTTCTTGTCGAAGCCGATGTACACAGTAGGAAGCTTGCGAATGTACATGATATTCTGTTACTTGATCTCGACCTTAGTGGTATGAGAATCCTCTTCCTCACTAGTGGGAATAACCTTTAAGGTTACCTCAAGAATACCATTCCTAAGCTCAGCACCCTCTACATCAAGGTCCTCGCCAACATACAGGCTCAGCTTGAATGGCTTGGTATGGATGTTGTCGTAACCATAAAGGTTGTACTTGCCAAGCTTTCCGTAGGCAAACAGAGGCTCTGACATCAGATCCCCTACTGGCTTCGTAGCACCATTCTGGCTGGCAATCGTAAGAACACCATCGTCAGTGTAGGTCACCGAAAGATCGCTCTTCTGGTAGCCAGCTACCGCAAAGGACATGACCATGATCTTGTCCCCTTGCAGGATGGTGTACTTTGGAAAGGTCTGGTTCAGAAGACCAAGATGATTGGCCTTGAAGAAGTTGTCTAGGAAATCGATAACCATAGGTTGGGTACCTCCTCTGTTGGGGCAAATATAAGAAACCTTTTCTTGAATGTCAAGGGGTTTCATCTTGAATGAATTACTTCTTTGTCAGATCAACGATTTCGCAAGCACCCGCTGCACAGGCGAAGGTCTGGCTGCCACTTGTATTGTCCTCCTGCTCGTAGAGAGCTAGGGCTGACCAGTCAATTGACGTTGGCATCTCCTTCAGAAGAGCCTTGTAGCCATCTTCGTCAGTGTCTTGGTACGGTGCCTGCTGGTAGATATGATCGTCGTGTGGAAGGAAGGAAATACCGGAGCAGATGTCCATGTTGTCATAGACCCAAGCTCCTACCTTCATCCACTCACTGTCTCGAACGCTGATCGTGACTGATGGCTTGTGCTCTGTCCAAGACAGTGCATAGGCCTTCCAGATCTCTAGCTGCTCGATTGCAGACATGTCGTTACGTGTAACGGCACTGTCTGGAGACTTCATCGGAAACGAGAAGACTACGGTATCGTTTGGATGGTAGATCTCCGGTTCGTTGGGGACACCAGCATCCATCATCAGCCGTGTCAGTGGGTCCTTGATGTCACCACGAACGGTACGGATGTAGTACTTGCTATGGCGGGCATGGATGCCGCTTGCTGCGTCCACAAGCTGGCTGACAGTGCCGGAAGGCTTCACGCAGGTGATTGCTGCCGACATCGGAATACCGAGCTTCTTGGACCACTTCTCGTTGGTGTCGATGGCTACCTGACGGAGCTTGGTCAGGATTGCTGCATCTCCGGTGCGAGTAAGCTTGTTGTCCATGATGCCAGTGAGGGAGACACCGAGAAGCCTCTCCTCCTCAGTGTTGTTCTTCCAGATCTTCCGTAGATACGGGAAGTTTGTAAAGGTTGACTGGATTGTGCCTAGAATGGTGGCTGCCTCGACCTTGTCCGTAAGAGACTCCATCGTGTCTTCTGGACGAATGACGACCTCAGTCAGGTTGCAGAACTGGTTGTTGCGAAGGATGATTTCGCTACATGGGTTTGTGCCCCAGTGATGGTGCGGATCACGACGCTCGTTCTTTTCGATGTGCTTGCGAGCGGCATAACGAGCGAAGATGCCACGCTCACCGCTCTTGCTCTCGACAAGAGAAAGCCATTCACGCATGAACGTCTCGATGTCTGGCTTCTCAAGATACACGGCAGAGTTGTTTGCTAGTGTGCGCTGTGGGTTGCTCTGCCACCAGCTACCGCTCTTGGCATGACGCATACGGTCATCCCATAGATCGGAAAGCGAGATCATTGCAGACCGCCGAACGCCACCAACAACAACGACATCGCCAATCTTGCACATGATGTCGTGGCATTCGAGTGATGATAGCTTGCGACCTGCTGCCTTCTTGAACGTATCGGTGACGAAGTTGAATAGCTGGTTGAGTGGTTCTGGACCGCTAGCCCTGCCACCAAAGGTCTTCAGACGAGCACCGGCTGGACGGATGTTCGTGAGGTTCCAGTTGGGGATCTCGCCGCTGTAAAGCATGGCAATGACCTTGCGAAGAGCCTTTGCCCATCCCTCCTTTGAGTCATGTACCATGATGACATCTTTGGATGGGAACAGTGTCTCCGGAATTTCTGGAAGCTGGGAGACGTAATGACCCTCGACAGAGAACCCTACACCAGTCCCGCAGAGCAGGATGAACATGGCCTCGTCAAATGACTTCATGTCATCGACAGCAAGATAGGAACAGTTGTAGCCACAAGTATTGTCCCTGTCCAATGCAGGACCGGCAGTCATCATCATTCGCATCGATGGCATGACATCAAGGTTCATGATCTTGTATCGAAGATCCTTGACAACCTTTGGATGTCCTTCGATCACTCGCTCGACTACGTTTGAAATGTACCGATCAACGGTTTCTGACCAAGTCTCTCGACGCTTCTTCTCCGGTAGCCATCGGGCATACCGGCTAAGAGCAATGAATGTCTGGTAGTCAGTTGGCAGGTATTGGTTGTTCTCGGTCATCGTATCGTCTTCCTCCATCCACAAAAGGTCCATATTCACTAAGATGAAAAACCCGTTTGCGAACAAGGGCTTGGCAGCCATTACTCACAAACGGGATTATTCAGATCAGTTCGGTTACGGTGTAGGGCGACGCCTGTCGTGAACCGAAAGAAGTATGATCGCATAGTGGAGTATCTTAAGCAAGTCCTTTCGATTCCACCCGTCCTTCTTTCCATATCGAAGGGCATACTTCACGATGTTTCCTACAAGGAAGCCTTCTCCGTGACCACCATCGATAATTACTTCGGTGGCTTGGATCTTGCCTTTTGCGTAGTGCTGATCGTAGGTGGAGTCAATGTAGTGCTTCAGTTCATTCACCAAATGCTCCTCATCAAACTTGTATCCGATCACGGACATTTGCGGATGTTTGCGATTGGGTACATTCAGTGGATCAGTAAATGGATCATAGCTTGTAGACGGATAGAAAAGGTTCTCGTCCTGCATCTTATTTACTTCCGTTGAGTACGGTGTTGATCCTCTTCCTGACATAATTGATCTCCCTCGTTCTAAGAACCTTGTGTGCAAATGTACGGACATAGTTTGGATCAAGGCCAGCCATGTCGCATACATCCATGAAATCTTGGGCGGTTACGCCAATTGATGCAAAGAACCAAGAGATAGCCTGCTCTCGGGCCAATGCTTCTTCTTCTGGTTCATTATGGGTAGCAGGTTTCGTTGCGTCAAGGATTGCTTGCAGGATGACGGTGCGAAACAGGACAAGCTCTTGTGGAGGGGACGCTGAGTGAGAGTCCAGCTTCAGAGCCTGCCCAAGATCACTTAGGCTTTCTCTTTCGCTCTGTTCGCTCATGCTGCTGTCTCTTCCCTACTTCGTGTGCCCAATCCCTTATTGTTTTGGTATCATTGCCATCACAGCACTTGAAGCCATGATTATTGCACCAGTCTTCGTATGTTGTCTTTGAGTTCTTGTTGATCTTGTTCTTCTTGTTTCCAAAGACAAATCGAATATCAAGGTCTGGATACTGCTCCTTGATCCTCAGATGCTTCTTTCTGTCTGCTGGCTTGAAGTACCCCTTTGTCTCGATGACAATGCCGTTGGCAAGTATGATGAAATCTGGATAATACTTTCGCTCTTCAACAACTGAGTATGGGATGCTGTAGGGTTCGTAAGAAAACCCAATGCATCCCTCCTCCAGCTTGTAGGCAAAGGTTGCCTCAAGCTTGCTACGATAAACCTTCTTCTTCTTGCGAGGTTTAGTTGCCATTCCTGATATCCAACTCTTCTACATCAGGAGTCTTGTTGATTTCAGTGAAGTAGCGAATGCCGTTGCTGTAGTTGAATGCGCGAAGCCCAGTACCGTTGTTGGCATCGGCCCAGCATGTCTTCTTGAAGTCGCAGAAGTGGCAGCCGGTGGCAAGCTTCATGTTGCCGCTCTTGCCATCTGGTACTGGATCGTAGCACTTTGGTGGAGGATTCGGAGAGGACACCATCCTCTTTAGGTATTCGATACGCTCTGACGGATCGATGCGATGGGCTTTGTTGATCTCGCAGAGAGCGATCTCTCCGGAAACCTTTTCGATGGCTAGGAAGCCAGCCCTTTCGGTGTCTGCTGCAAATGCGTAGGACGAGATCTGGCCAATGTATCCAAACGGATCATCCATAGCCAATGTGTTGTCCTTGAACTTGCGGAAGCCGTGTGGAGATGCCGACTTGAAGTCGATCATGACTCCATCGATTGTGGCGTCTTGGTGACCTACTACACCATTGACCTCAAGCTCCTTCTGGTGATCCCTGACATCATGTCCTGATGTCTTGCAGAGGAAGATCAGAAGCTGCTCAAGGATGTCGCCATACAGGAACTTGATGTAGGACGATGAAGAAAGTTCCTCCTTCGGAATGGAGTTGAGTTCATTCCAGATCTGCCTGTCTGGCTTTCCGATCATGGACAGGCGAAGGTAGCTTTGCTTCTTCTTGCGGGTAAGAGCAGAGACAACCGCAGCCTTGATGCCATCGGCAAAGGCTTCTAGTTCTTCTTCGCTGATCTTGACCTCTTTCTCCGGATCGAAGAGCTTGTAGATGTCTTCGACTAGAGTGTCGATGGTCTTGGATGCAGTCATCTCTGCAATGCCTTTCTATCAGGCTGCGTTAGCCATAGAGGTAGCTAGCTTGAAGGAACTGTCTTCAAGCTTGTAGCGAGTGTAGGTCTCTCCCTCTGGCGTCTTGGCTCGAACAGCCATGATCGCAATCCCCATCTTGCGAAGACGGGAGATCGTAGCCGTCAGGTTCTCGCAAAGACCCATCTCGATTGCGGTCTTGCGGGTAACACGACGACGACGAAGAAGAGCCTTTAGTACGCGAAGTTCATTGCTCAAGATTGCTTCTCCTTTATTGTTACTCTCTTGATTGAAGATCATCAATGGTCCCACTCCTCACCCATTGACACGCTACCCAATTTGATGTCGGTAGCCCCACGCGTGCGTGTTGTACTCTGGTCTTATCAGAAGGGAATATCGTCGCCCTTCACATGCTCGCTTCCGTTGGCTGCCGCTGCCATGTGGGCAGGTGGCACGGTGTAGCCACCATCCACTGCATCGAAGCCATCATCCTTGCCGCCACCATAAGGCACTAGGCTGACTACCTGTACCTTGATGAGGTCAGCAGATACACCCTTCTTGCCACGAACGGTGTACTCGTAAGGCTGGTACTTGACGTTGACGACTGAACCGTTGCCGATCAGCGAAGCATCCCAAGGGTTCTTGGCAGCATCGATGATCTCTGGTGCATTGCGGGTCGAGCCATCACGCTTGGTAACCTTACGCTTGATGGTGATGAAGTCGCCACGATCATCGTTCTTGTTCTTGACCTGTAGACCATCGGCCATGACCTTCTTCTTGTTCTCTTGGTCAAGGCTGACATCGATGGACCAGCATGGCTCAAACGTGGTGTTGGGCTGGATTAGCGAAGCCCAGTAAGCCTTGCCGGAAATGATCGTGTACTTGTTCTTCTCAGCCATTTTAGTCTCTCCTCTTCTCTTCTGAAACATAATTGCCCCAACATCCGTCATTGGATGTTGTAGAGCGGTTGGAACTCTACAGCTTATTGGCTTTAGAGTCAAGCACTATTTTCAGTAGTGCTTCGGGTTCGTACAAGGCATCAATCTTGATGTTGTACATGTCGCTTTTGGCAGTGAAGTTGTTGGCAGGATCTAGGTCCCCCTTCTTGATCTTCATTGCCTTGTCGAAGTACTCCTTCTTTGGCATGTAGCCGAGCAGCCATCCGACAGTCATGTCCTTCTTGACTCGACAGAAGAAGTAGTAATCACACCGCTGCTTGATGTTGAAGGCAGCAATGGAGCAATCATACTCCAGCTTTGGAGTCCAGTTGGTGGATTTTGTCTTTACATCGACTGTCTGGCCATTGATCAGTTCCATGTCGTAGTCGTAGGAATGCTTCAACGGAACCTTAAGGTATTCTGCTACAAGCAGTTCACCTAGAAAGCCATAGATGTTTCCTCCTCCTTGCATGATGGAATTCTTGATGATGCCCATCTCCTCCGACATGATGCGAGCTTGTGCAATCATGTCGATATGGACAGGCACCTCAAGGATAAGGTTCTTTCCCACTAGTGCGATTCCTTCCTTGTCAGTGAGTCTCAGCCCAAGTCTTGCCGATCTTGTATTCGGAGTCAAGCCTGCAACGGAAGTCCAAGATCTTCTGCGTATCCTTCATGGCTTCCTTTGTCAACTCTCCAAAATCTTTGGCGTGTTCGGTCAGTACATCGTGCTGATACTCGTCATGAATGGATGCCACTAGCTTTGCGTCAAGTTTCGTAGCGGCTACCCTGTCTCGGATCTGGACAAGCCATTGCTTGCACACTACTGCACCTCCTCCTTGTATCAGTAGGTTCATTGCTGCGTGTGCATTGCGAACGATAAGGCGCCTGCCATCGATGCCGATAAGATAGCCTCTCTTCGCAGCAATATCAACCCTCTTGCGGAAGATCGATATCTTTGGGACGTTGGTCAGGAACTTGTCGATGAGTTGCTGTCCGACTTTTGCATCTCCTCCGACGATGCTTCCGATCTTTGCTGGTCCAGCACCGTAGATGAAGGCGTAGATGAATGTCTTCGCCTGATCTCTTGTGTCAAGTCCAGCAGCCTTCTGGTTCGCAGTGTGGATATCGCCATCGACAACCTCGCTAGTAAACTTCGGGTCGTTAAGATAGTGGGCTAGGACGCGAAGCTCAAGCGAAGAAGCATCACAGCCAACAAGAGAATGACTTGGCTTGCTAGCAGTCCAGCAGGATCTGCACTCATGACCATATGGCGAATACGAAGCTGGAACTTGAGCAACGTTAGGTGAAGTATGTGCCATTCGGCCACTAATAGTTCGTAGGGTAAGTACACTGCCATGAACCTTTCCGTCATCCTTTACCAATTCTATCCATGACTTGATCTGCGTCACACGCTTATCAAGAAGAAGATACTCTGCAATCAGTTTTGCTTCTGGAATATCTACCTCATTGAGGACAGACTCGTCAACTATTGCACTTCCCTTTTCAGTGAACTTCTCAGGCTCCCAGCCCCTTAGCATTAGCTGGCGTACAATCTGCTGTCTGGATGCCAGATTGAATGGAACAAACTCGATTGATGTGTGCGGTCCTCCCACAGTAGTGAGATCGTCTATGTGGCCGAGACCAACGGAGGATAGTGAGCCGTCCTTCTTGTACTTTGGCGTTACAAGTCGAACCTCTGATGGTAGCGGCTTGAAGATCTCAAGGACCTTGTTCTGGATCTCTGATGCCTTGTCCTCAAGCTTGGCAACCAGCAGCATTGCCTGACGATGGTCTAGGCTGAAGCCATTCTCTTCCTGCTCGTCAATGATCGCACGAATACGATACTCAAGCTCGATGCTCTTGCGAGATATCTTTGTAGCTTCAGCCGATAGCATGATCCAAAGTCTGAAGCATAGCTCAACGTCGTTGGTGCAGTACTCAAGCATCTTCTCCGAGAAGGTAGAGAAGTCGTTGAACTCGTGCTTTGGAAAGCCGAGTCGCCTGCCCCAGTCTTCTAGCGAATGACCTCCATCACGAATTGGGTTGAGGATCTGGCTGAGTACAAGCGTATCTTCTACGTCAGTGATCTTGATGCTGGTGCCTGACAGTCTGTTGAGGACAGGCATGTCGAACGAGATGATGTTGTGGCCAATGAACTTGGTCACGTTGCTGGCAAAGGATGGAAAGAGGGATGTGCATTCTCCCTCCCTCCACTTGTAGACTTCTCCTGTCTTCGTGTCCTTTGCCACGATGCAGTGTATGACTGTAGGGTCGAGGCTATCCGCCTCTATGTCAATGACGCACTCCATTGTCATCTACATCCTTGTAGGTCTTTGACTTGCCAGTCTCGGCATCGTCAGGGTACACAACCTTGTTCATGTCTGGTGCCTTGTAGTTTGGACCCTTCATGACCTTGCCATCTTCTCTATAGACTGGCTTTCCTTCAGCATCGAGCTTGCTGAGGTTTGAATTATGGACCTCATCGAAGCAAACGTCAAGGTTCAATCCCAGTGCATGACCAGTTCCGTAGACGACATACAGGATATCAACCAACTCCTTTGCGATCCGCGCAAGGTTGGTTACATGTACGTTACTTTCGCTTGAGTACAGTTGCGAGTATGGATTCAGTTCATCAAATAGCTCTTGTGCTTCTTCTGCGATAAGCTCGCTTCGAAGTTCAATTGTCTTTACAGATATTGGATGTCTAGCATTCTTCACTTCCCTGACTTCCTGTCCCATAGCGGACATGAACTCTCCGACTTTCTTGAAGTTGGATTTGGGTCGTGAGAGATCTGGAACATGGTTGAAGTAGCTTTCCTCAAGGTCGGTGATATCGACTTCGTCGTTCCAGAATCGCAGCAGAAGGCTGTCTTGATTGGCAAGACTGTCAAGTGGGTAGCCGTTCTTTTCAAGCCAGCCACGCACATCGTAGAGTGCGATTGGGCTGATCATCTTAGGAAAGCCGTAACGCCAGCCCTCCATTGGATCGACGTAGGTAACTAGAACCTTGTGTTCTGGCTTGGGCTTCTTTTTTGAAGTCATGGCATAACCTTTGCAACGAACATGATGATACCGACAAAGAAACTCACAAAGCCGGTGAAGAATATCAGAATAGCAGCGACCTCCCAGATTGTATAGGAGTTACTGTCGAGTGGCTCAAGAAGCTTTAGGCTGATCCAGCCTGCAAGAAGAAGAGCTATGCCCAATGCCGTCATAGGTCAGGTCCTCCGTTGCTTGATGCGGATTGAGTATCACTGTCGCCTAGGTTCTCGACTTCATGAAGACGACCAGTCTCCTTGTTGAAGAACAGATGGCAGGCGATGCCAGTCTCGCCAGCGTAGCGGTTCTTGAGGACTCGGATGGTCGTCGTGTTGGCTACGTTGGGATCGTCTGCCTGCTGGTCACGCTCCATCGCAATCACTGCGTCAGAAAGCTGGGCGATGCTCTGGGAGCCGCGAAGATGGGCTAGGGACACTTCCTTGCCATCTTCGTGACCACTGTCAGCACCAGTCCTGCGGAGGTGCGAGACCAGCAGCAGCGCACAGTTGGTCTCCTCCACAAGCGAACGCAGCTTGGTCATGAGGATGTCGATGTTGCGTCGCTCGTCCATACCCTCAAGACCGGATACGAGAATGGACAAGTGATCAAGGAAGATCCACTTGCAGTCGAGAGCCTTGATCATGTAGCGCACACGAGCAAGGATCTCCTCAGTGCCCAACGATCCAAAGTGATCGAAGGCAAAGAACCTTCCGGTGCCGACTGTCGCCTTGTACCACTTGTCCATCTCGACTCGTGGATACCGCTCGCGTACCTCTCGAATGTACAGACGGGAGTTGGCCTCCACCGACATCAGGTGGAAGATGGTTGACCGGACGTTCTCCTCAAGCGACAGGACACCGATATTCTCCTTCGTGTTGTTGAGGACATGGTGCATGAGTTCGCGCATGACTGAGGACTTTCCGGTGCCGGTGCCAGCGGTCAGGGTGACAAGCTCACCAGTGCGAATGCCATAGAGCTTCTCGTTGAGACCGGCAAACGGATACAGGCAGGTCTGCTGCTGACCCTCGTCGTACAGAGCCTCGCCATAGTCCTTGAGATTGATGATGCCTGCTGGTGTATAGACACGGGCATCCCACCATGCACGAACGAACTCCTCGCGACGCCCGTTCTTGATGTATTCGTTGGCGTCCTTGAGGGACATGTTGATGATCTTGCACTTGTTAGGCTCGAAGATCTCGGCAACAGCAACAGCAGCTTTCTTGCCATGCTCGTCATTGTCGAAACAGATGACGATGTTCTCGTAGCTGTTGAGGAAGTTGTAGCTGGCCTTGCAGTTGCGAACGGCAGACTGGGCACCGTCCTTGATGGAGACTACAGGCCACTTGCTGCCAAGCATCTCGTATGCGGAAAGGGCGTCAAGCTCGCCTTCGCACAGCGTTACATACTTGCCGCCGCCATTGAACATGTGCTCGCCAAAGAGGCCAGCACGTCCGAGGGAACCCATTGGCTGGGCTTGGAACTCCTTTGTCTCTACAACTCGGATCTTGTTTGAGACATGGACTCCGTTCTTGTCGTGATACGGATACAGATGCTTGAGAACCTTGCCGGATGCGTCTGATACGACGCGCACTCCGTACTTCTCGCATGTATCCTTGCTGATCGCACGATCCTTGAGGGCTGTGAAGTAGCCCATCAGGAGTGGCTTCTGTTCCCCACCTCCACCGTTGATGGAGGCCGAGTGCTGAGTGTCGTTGTTGGACATGCGTCGGTATCCTTCCTTATCTGAGTCGTCGGTTGAGGGATAATACTGATTGTGGACAAAGCAATAGGAGTGACCGTCAGAGAACAGGACAAGACCGTCGCTGCTGCCGCAGTGATCGCATGGTCCTCTGCTGACTGGTCTGCTTCCGTTGCCTTGATCGCTATGGGTAGCGGAGAAGCGAGACATTTGGAATGAATGCTCCTTTGATTAGAGAGCCTCACATGCAAGATAGCCAGCAACTTGGCCAGTTCGCGTGTCTGAGATCTTAAGGCATATTGCCTCATCATCAGTAATGGATATGTCGTAGCCAAGATGATTTATGAGGATTGTCCTTGATGTTATCAGATCGACCAGATCTTCGATGTCATCGGACTCCTCAACGACAGTGCCTTGGCTGTCGTCAGGTTCCTTTAACATCATTAGTCTGAATCCATTCTGCATGTTGGGTTATCCCTTTCGTGTATGTGTATATTGTTAGTCCTTGTCCTCGAAGGAGGCATCAAGGATCTCATTCAAGAATGATTCATTCTGTAGCATGAACTCCTCAGCCTCCGTTGCTGCATATCTCTTGGCAAGCTTCGGACTATAACCCTCATCGATATACTGACGATAGAGTTCCCTGTATACTTTTCTTTTCTCCCTACTGAGAAAGTCGAAGTCGCTGGGCATTTTGTTACTTACGCTTGGTGCCCTGCCCCTTGTACTTCTTCGTGTTCTTTCGAAGAGACTTGTTCTTGGGGCGGCTGTTCGGAGATTTGCCAATGCTGGTGCGTAGATGCGTCTTGCTGATGACCTTCTTGCCACCTTGCTTCAGTCGTGTGTTGGAGCCACTAGCTTCTTTCTTCGCCATGTCAGTCGTTGTCCTCTATTTCCTTGGCTGGGTCAAACATTGTATCAACCAGCCGCTTGATCTTGGTTGCAATTTCTCGGTGTTCGATCTGAGTAGACGGATCAGTACGGACTTCAATGTAGTGAAGCCAGCTACGAAGGCTACCCTTCATGTACAGGCGAGAGGGCGTCATGCCCTCCGGCAGTATAGCACGGGCAACCTCCTTCGCAATACCTGCATCAAGAGCCTGCTTGTAGTAGCTGCGGGTTATCCGGTCAACATCTTCCTGCATCTTGAACCAGAGAGCTTGTACGCTCTCGTCGTTGGTCTGGATGCTGTTCTGCCTGTTCTTCTTGTCCTGTAGTCGGGCATCTCGGAAGATAGTATCCATTGCCATTAGGGATGGATCTGCGTATCGCTGTGAGAACTCTTGGAACGAGAAGCTGCGATGACGTAGTAGCTGGCGAGCGATATCCCTGCTTGTGGTGATCTCGAACGTGAGATCGACCATCTCAAGCGGAGACCAATGCTTGTGGTCGATAAGGTACTGTAGGAGCTTTCCGTAGGTCTTGTTGTTGGTCTGGTTCTGTGGGTTGCTGACACGGGCGCAGTACGCAATGATCTCGGAGAATGATCCAATACCCTTTCGGAAGGATGGGACGGACGGAGCCGTGTAAGACACAAGCTCGACGGTGCTATTCATCGGCAGTCATCCTTCTCGACAACAATGAGGCCAGCTTCGCTGATTGCCTCAAGCACCAGCGTGACATCCCTTACCCACATGTCAGCCTCGCTCTCGGAGATCAAGTTCCATTCCCTGTATGGGAAGTCCATCTTGACCCAAGCACGGGCAATGCGCTCCGCAAACTTGGTGTCGCAGTTCGTCAAAGTAGTCATGGGGAATAGGTCCTCCATTGGTTGATGTCTACCGTGTAGTAGACGTTTCGAATTCCAAACTCCGATATGCAACGGCTGCAACCTTCGCAAGGTTTGGCCATAGCATACACATACTCGCCGCCATACTCAAGACGCTTGATGCGGGCGACAAACATATCGCACTTGCGAAAGTCGTCAAGGTCGATGACGCGAAGTGCGTTCTTCACTGCTGATACTTCAGCATGTAGATATATCGAGTCGGGGTTCTTCTTGAATCTGTCCTGTATGGGGTCTGTCTTGTAGCGATTGACGCCAAAGGCAACGATCTTCTTCTTGTACAGGATGGACGCAGCAACCCTGTAGGATCGCACGGGATTTGCAATATCCAAAGCTGCTCGCTTGAGGATATTGAAGTTCCTATCGATGTATTCTTCTATGTTCATGGTATAAATCACTCATAGAACATGTGGTTGCCAATCTGGCGGACAAACGTTCTGGATGCGGTCCAGTAGGGATTGACTGAAGTGTTGTGAAACATTGTTGCTTTTGAGAGTCCAATCGGGACAGAACCTTTCAATGCAACAAAAGCAGCGTACTCGGAATACTTTCGGTCGATTGCGTTGAACATGTAGCGGTAGCGACTGTTAGGATTGCAGTAGTAGCTGAACTGGCAGGCAATGCTGCCATCGCTCCTCTTGCTTGTCGCATGGACAATGGAACAGATCGATGTTGGCTTGTCGCTATACTCGACCCTGTTGATTATGACTATCGCTACTGCGATCTTTCCCTCAAGGCTTTCACCTCTAGCCTCAAAGTAGACAGCCTCTACCAGACACTTGAAGTCATTGGTAGAGGCTGCTTGAGTTGCTCCTGCATTCGCACTAGTGAGAACAAGAAGGGACAGGAGAGAGTGTCGCAGTAGTAGCTTAGAAGCGACCCTCCCTGTAGTTCTTGCGATATAGTGGATCACTCTTCCACTCCTCTTTTGCATTGAGGAAATCGTTGATCTTGTAGATGCTGATATCCTCAGCTCTCTTTGCATTGCTGCAACCAACGACATAGTCCTTCAGATACTGAGGCATCTGCTTGTGGTCTGTGAACTTGTACTTGTCCATCTTTATATGCACTATTCTTCTCTCTTGGTTAACTCTACATAGTCATCGATCTTGTCCACGATGAGACCTAGCCACCATAGGACAACAAGACAATAATACTGAATGCCGTACTCTGCAATGTATTTGTAGGAGTCGATGATGCAGTAGGCTAGTGTGAAGTGAAAGCCAACAGTCAGTATCACCAGAAGACTTCTAATCATTATTGTCCTCCCCGAATCCTTTCATCAGGATATTCTTTTTGAGTTCCGATATCTCACTGATAAGTATCGAAGCCTTCCTTGAGTTTGATGTTGAAAGAGAACCAGAAAGAAGAAGCATTGAGAGAAGCTCAGAGACTTCATCCAAAGTCTTTATCAAGTTGATATCTTCAATGTTCATCTTCAAAGTCAGTCTTCAAAGCACACTAGTGAGAACTAGATAGTGTCTGGCTTTAGGCATTCAAGGGCTTTACCCTACCACATCGGTGTTAAAGTTTTGTGACAATAAGAAGAGATGGCTTATAGTGGCTGGTGGCAGGGCAGGAGGGATTCGAACCCCCATGAATCCAATTACGGTACTGCGGATTAGAAGACCGAGCCGGTACTGCCCCAACCAACACCACATACACAAGATGTGGTTACTTCCTCTGCTTGTTACGCCAGATGATGAGTTCGTTATTCGCCTGCCACATGTCTCCATTGCTCACAAGACATGCGATCCCATTGCTTACTCCAACAGATGTCCAGCTACGATTTGGGTCCTGCTTGACGTACAGGACGTAGCTTACAGTCGGAGCCATCGTGATGATCAGAGGGTCCTCATCGTATTCTTCCTTTAGGAACTTGTTCATCTCCGCAACTGGCAGGCATGGCAGATTTGCATCCTGCATCTTTGCATCCGCAAAGCCTGCGGAGAAAGATGCCGCAAGAAATGCGGCGAATGCTGCATTCCTTGACCAGATCATCGCATTAGATGGCATAGCCCTTCTTTCCCTTTCGCCAGCCCCTGTTCTTTGTAGGAGACTGGACAGTTAGGTTAGTGCGTAGGTTGCTTCCGCCCTTCTTCAGAGCGACCTTGTGGGCGACATCCTTTCCGTC